TTCAGATCTATCATTTATTATATACTTACAAATACCAAAAGAATTACAATTTGAAGAAGGTCAATTTTCTGGTAAGATATCATTTACATATGGAGAACCTCAGAAGTTTAATAGGTTTGAGTATGGTCCTTTTCTACCAAAAGAAAATGAAATATATATTTTTCCTTCGTGGTTGACTCATCAGGTATATCCCTTTAAATCTGATGTAACTCGTATTAGTGTAGCTGGTAACTTGAATGTCATTTGATAAAAACTACCCATTAAAAGATTATCTCAATTCGATTAATCATGTTAAGAATAATCTTTTAGAAACCGAAGACAAAGGGTGGGAAAAAAACTATCCTCCTTTTATTATTAATAAGTGCTTGGCAAATTTCATTGATACTATTATGCATGTCAATGAAATGAATGTTAAATATCATATTGATAAAAAACTTCATTATGATTATTTGCTAAATAGTGTGAGGAAAAACAAAAGGTTTTCTCCTTGGAGTAAAAAAGAAACAGAAGATGATGTTTTGATTATTCAAGAGTATTTTGGGTATAGTCAAGATAAAGCAAAATCTGCTCTTAAGCTTCTAAATAGACAACAGATAGATTTAATTAAAAAGAAATTATATCGTGGAGGAAAAACATGAGTAACATTGAAACAGATTATGATTGGTCGCAGGATAAAATGGTTGAGGTTATTCTCAAACAACCTGATGACTTCTTGAAAGTTCGTGAGACGTTAACTCGTATTGGAGTTGCGTCAAGAAAAGAAAAGAAGCTTTATCAGTCTTGCCATATTCTTCATAAAAGAGGAAAGTATTATATTGTTCACTTCAAGGAATTATTTGCTCTTGATGGTAAAATTGCAAATCTTTCTGCTAATGATGTTCAAAGGAGAAATCGCATTGCGAGACTTCTTTCTGATTGGGGATTGATTGATATTGTCAATCAAGATTCTATTGAAGATATTGCACCTCTCAATCAAATTAAGATCATTGCTTATAAAGAAAAGCATGAGTGGACTCTAGAGAGCAAGTATAATATTGGTAAAAAGAAAGTAGAAGCAACGGCATAATATGGCTTCCAGATATCTTAGAGTCATGCTACTGCAGCCTGATGGTAAAGTTTTCTGGAAAAACATTGGCTGGGGCAAAAAATACTTAGATGAAGTTAGGAAAGATGGTAACCATATATTAATGTCGTTTATTGAATATGGGTGACATTAACCGAACTATTGATGGTGGGGTTCCGAACCCCGCTTTTTTTGTAAACTATTATAATTAGTAGTGATGGGAAGAGGCACAGCTACCCATTCGCTAAAGCGGAGTCTTTTAGATCCGTAATGTAAACCACTCGCTTAATAGGAGAATAACAATGACTTGGAATATTACAAGCAACAAATACACAACTAAAGACCTAGAAGCAATTCTAAACGGTGTTCACAAATATAGTGTTGGCTTAGAAGATGTAGTCAACAGAGTTCATGCATTTGGATCGAACACTATGACTAGCTATCCTCCATATAATATTGTGAAGGAATCTGGATCGAAATGGTATATTGAAATGGCGCTAGCTGGCTGGAAGAAAGAAGAGATTCAAGTTACCACAGAATTCAATGTTCTGGTTATTTCCTCTAAGGGCAAAGGATCAGAAGAAAGTGAATCCGATGAATATGTTCATAGAGGATTAGCTAAGAGAACATTTACAAGATCGTTCAATCTTGCAAGTGATGTTGAAGTTGGTAATATCACTTATGCTGATGGTCTACTGAAAGTTGAACTAATGAGAGTCATTCCTGATCAACAGAAAAGAAGATATTATGGAATTGTATAAATAATATTACTATCGTCGCCGCAGGAAATCGTTGGCAAAATCCAATTAATTTCCTTTCATTATGGTAGTAATAAAATTAAATAGGGGCTGGTGTGCGACCACCCCTTTTTTATTGGGAGAAAACTATGAATTATTACATCAATCTATGCCCTAAATTCTGCGAAGACTCGGAAATGTTAACCTTGGATATTCCTAGTGAATATATGAATCAAGTTCTAGCATTAGCAAGATACCTAGCAGATGAAAAGAATATTACAGAAAAGAGAGCACTATCTGATATAATTAGAGGAACTCTCGATCAACTTTTGGAGAAAAATTATGACAGTAAAAATCGCAAGGCTTCAAAACGGGGAAGACGTAATAGCTGACATTAAAGAAGTCAGGGATTCCTCGGAAAGTGAAAGACCAATTGCTTATTCATTTACCCTTCCTTACATGGTAATGATTCAGCAAAACTCTGAAGTTTTATTTGAAGAATACCAGGAAGGACCAAAAAAACTTAATAATTTAAAGCTAGAATTATACCCTTGGGTTCCTCTTTCTAGTGGAGATAGTGTATTTGTATCTTTACATCAGATCACATCTATCTATGAGCCCCATACTTCAGTTTTAGAAAAGTATAACGAATTAATTGCGGAGATGAAATCAGATGGTAAAGATAGTAGTATTGCAGAGTAATCCTCAATTTTATTTAATTGGCTCTGTAGTTGAATTGGATGAGGAACCATCTCTTCTGATTGAAAAATGTTATAGTATAACTTATGCTCATGACAGCACACATCCAATTATGGAGAAATATCCGAAGATGTGTGACCAGAGAGATTTGTTCTTGACATCGGAATCGATTTTGACTATAGTGGATCCGAACAAGCAGCTTTTAGACCTTTATCTGGAAGCTTCAAAATCGGAAGAGGATTGATGAAATTTTACACAAACATTACGCTCTTTGGAGACGATATTTTGTATCGTGGTTATGAAGATGGTATTCCAGTTTCATATAGAACAAAATCGTCTCCAGTTTTGTTTGTGCCATCAAATAAGCCCTCCGAATATAAAAGTTTAAATGGAACTTCCGTAAAGCCAATACAATTTGATGGTGCTAGAGATGCTAGGGATTTCCTAAGAAAATATGAAAATATTGGAAACTTTTCTGTCTATGGATATGATAGGTTTCTATATCAATTCATATCTGAAGAATACCCAGATGAGATTTATTTTGATATGAATCAAATGAAAATCTACACCATCGACATTGAGGTTGCATCCGAAAATGGATTCCCCGATGTGCAAAGTGCTGCAGAAGAAATCTTATGTTTTACTATTAAAGACCTCAGCACCAAAAAAACAATTACTTGGGGAACCAGAGAATTTGTCACTCCATCTGATATTGAGTATCGAGTCTTTTGGAATGAAAAAGAAATGCTCACCGACTTTCATGCTTGGTGGTCACAAAATACTCCAGATGTTGTTACTGGATGGAATTGTAACCTTTATGATATTCCATATATCTGCAGAAGATTAGATCGTGTTCTGGGTGAAAAGTGGATGAAGAGTCTCAGCCCATGGAATAGAGTATCCATGGAAGAAATTACAGTTAAGGGTAGAAAGAATCTTCAGTATAATATTGTTGGAGTTAATATTCTTGACTACTTAGATTTGTATAAAAAGTTTACTTATACAAATCAAGAATCGTATCGCTTGGATCATATTGCTTTCATTGAACTGGGTGGAAGAAAACTCGACCACAGTGAATATGAAACGTTTAAAGAGTTCTACACATCAGACTGGCAACGGTTTGTTGAGTATAATATTCATGACGTTAATCTTGTCGATCAACTAGAAGATAAGATGAAGCTAATTGAACTTGCAATTACTATGGCATATGATGCAAAGGTTAACTTTGAGGATGTATATTCACAAGTTAGGATGTGGGATACCCTTATCTACAATTACTTGAAAAAGGAGAATGTTGTTGTTCCTCCTAAATTCGGTGGGAACAAAGATGACAAATATGCAGGAGCATATGTTAAGGAACCAGTTCCTGGGATATACGATTGGGTAGTTTCTTTTGACCTTAATTCTCTGTATCCGCACTTGATTATGCAATACAATATTTCTCCAGAAACATTGTTAGATGAAAAGCATCCTTATGTTTCTGTAGATAAAATTCTAAACAAACAAGTGGATCTATCCAATTTGGATGGAGTCACTGTATGTGCAAATGGTGCAATGTATACAACAAAAATCCAAGGATTTTTGCCAAAAATGATGCAGAAAATCTATGATGAACGAAAAATATACAAACGTAAAATGTTGGATGCGAAATCAAAATATGAAGAAGCTCCGACCGTGGCACTTCAAAAAGAAATTTCCAGATGTAACAACATCCAAATGGCAAGAAAGATTCAACTCAACTCTGCCTATGGTGCCATCGGAAATCAATACTTTCGCTATTACAACTTGGCGAATGCCGAGGCGATTACTCTCTCTGGTCAAGTCTCGATTCGTTGGATCGAGAACAAAATGAATCTGTATCTAAATAAAACATTAAAAACTGAGAATGTTGATTATGTTATTGCTTCAGATACTGATTCCATTTATCTTAATCTGGGTCCTCTGGTTAAAGCTGTATTCAAGGGGGGAACGAAAACTCCTGAAAGCATTGTGTCTTTCCTTGATAAGGTCTGTGATGTGGAACTTGAAAAATATATTGAAAGTTCTTACCAAGAGCTGGCGACATATGTAAATGCATATGATCAAAAGATGCAGATGAAGAGAGAGACAATTGCAGACAAGGGCATCTGGACAGCGAAGAAACGTTATATTCTAAATGCTTGGGATATTGAAGGGGTTAGGTTTCATGAACCAAAACTCAAGATTATGGGCATTGAAGCTGTAAAGTCTTCTACTCCAGCTGCGTGTAGAAGTAAAATTACTGATGCGCTCAAACTTATTATGTCTGGAACAGAAGAGCAAGTTCAACAGTTTATTTCTTCTTTCAGGAAAGAATTTAAAACAATGTCGCCAGAAGAAATTGCTTTTCCTAGGGGAGTTAATAATATACTTAAATTTAGTGACCCTGTTTTAATTTATGGTAAGGGAACACCAATCCATGTTAGGGGAGCACTTCTTTATAACTTTTGGGTGAAGAAAAAGAAACTAACTAGTAAGTATCCATTAATTCAGGAAGGAGAAAAAATTAAATTTCTTTACCTCAAGACACCAAATTCAATCAATGAGAATGTAATTTCATTCTTCCAAAATCTTCCGCCAGAGTTTGGTGTTGACAAATCAATTGATTATGATCTACAATTTGAGAAAAGTTTCCTAGATCCACTAAAGGGTATATTGACCACTATTGGCTGGAAGACAGAAAAGCAAGCATCTTTGGAGTTTTTATTCTCATGAATTTTTTAAATGACATTGTAAAAGAAATTGGTGGTGAGTTCACACAACTAGCTTCCAATATTGATGAAACAGAGACTTATGTTGACACGGGTTCATACATTTTTAATGCACTGGTTTCAGGTAGCATTTTTGGCGGTGTATCTGGGAATAAGATTACTGCTATTGCTGGAGAGTCTTCTACTGGAAAGACTTTTTTCTCTCTCGCCGTTGTTAAGAACTTTCTTGATAATAATCCCGATGGTTACTGTCTCTACTTTGACACTGAGGCTGCTATCACTAAATCACTTCTAGAGTCTCGTGGAGTTGATATTACTAGAACAGTTATCGTTAACGTAGTTACAGTTGAAGACTTCAGAAGCAAAGCTCTCAAAGCAGTTGACATTTATATGAAGAAAGCTGTACTTGAGCGCAAGCCCTGCATGTTTGTGCTAGACTCTTTGGGGATGCTCTCAACTGAAAAGGAAATTACGGATGCTTTAAATGATAAGCAAGTTCGTGACATGACTAAATCGCAACTTATTAAGGGTGCATTTAGAATGTTAACTTTAAAGCTTGGGCAGGCAAATATTCCAATGCTTGTTACGAATCATACTTATGATGTTATTGGTGCTTACGTTCCTACTAAAGAGATGGGTGGTGGCAGTGGTCTTAAGTATGCCAGCTCTACTATCATTTATCTTAGTAAGAAAAAGGAAAAAGATGGAACAGAAGTCGTTGGAAATATTATCAAAGCAAAGGCTGTTAAGTCGCGTCTAAGTAAAGAAAATCAAGATGTTGAGGTTCGTTTATTTTATGACCAGCGTGGATTAGATAGGTATTATGGTCTTCTTG